CCGTGATTTCCACCCAAGGGGCGCTCCGGTGTGCTCGGCGGTCCCGCAGAAGATCCGTCCAGCCCTCCAAGTGCGGAGCGTGCACGTACTCGCTCGTGTCCCATAGGCGGGCGAACACGTACCCGTCTCGACCGCGGCCCGGATCAAAGAGTACCATAGAAGAGCCTTTCGTAACCCCAGGGCGGGGAAAACATGTCGACCTGGATACTACGCGGCGCCCATCGCCACTTGCAGTCCTCCCACAACAGGCGCATCTCGCTGGTAACCCCAAGGCTGTCGCTCGCGTCCGGTACTTCGAAAATTCCGGCCACGATGTAAATATACTCCGCAGTTCCGTCGTTATTGACTACTTTATGTGCCATACTCGTCACCTCTAAACAGGCGGATGTAAAGATTTCGCGACACGGCGGTCATGTTCTCGGCGTTTCCCCAGAGGAGGCCGCCGCCCTCCGACATATAGGTGCGGCATTCGAGAGGGGCCCAAATCAATGCAAAGCGGGGATCAAACAAATACGCACGTAGCTCGTTGAGGGTTATCGGCGAGCGCTGGTGATTACTCATGATCACGAGGTACTCCGCGAAATAAGAAGTAATAGGCGTTGGCGTGGAATTGGTGGTCGATGTCCACCTTCCATGCGCGCGTGTCACCGAGGCGGCCCGCATACTCCCATTGGCAATTGTCCCAGAGGCAGGTCCAGGAGCTAGAACTGTCGTACGGGTCCTGAACCATGGCCGCAACATGCCCCAACTGACTGCCGCGATATCTTAGCATGAGGCACCCCAGCCGTAGAAGGTTCGCTGATAGTTGTTGGAAAGAGGTGGCACCCTTTCAAGGGAATATACCACGTCAGAAAGTAACCCCTTATGCCAGCTCAACTTTGTCTCTATCAAAAATTCCCGCCGCGATCCAGAAGTCAAAAGTTTTTTTCATCCACCACCTCCTCCCTAGCCTTAACGGCCGGTGTTGACAAAAGCTTGAGGACGAATTATATTGAATCGTTCGCCCTGGTCACCTGGGGTATCGTGCTTTGCGGGGACTGGCCTTTTGAGCACTGTATTAAAGAACGATAAGAGGTAGACGTCGGTAACCACTGGGGAACGATCGCCCCAGGACGCTTAAGGTTACAAGGTGAGTAGGGCAGGAAAGCGTAGGCCGCGAGCCTGGTCATAAAGCCCTCTGAGCCGAACTCGATAGTGGAACTCAGCGTTGACACATCCTCTCCTCCAGGCTCTGCACCAGCGTAGTCCACCCATCGAGTAGATAGTTAGGATAGTGCACAGATACAAGACCGCCGACGTTATTGGGTGACGACGGCAATCAAGATCTCTCACGACCTAGCGTACGCACAGACAACCAAGGGGCCCGCCGCGGGTACACCCAATTAGGTGGAGTATGCCCGAAATGAGCGAACAAAAACTGCTGGATAGTCGTGGTTACGAAATGCTGGTTGACGGAAGAGCCGTCCATAGGGTGAACTACGAGGCGGCGTACGGCGCGCCTCCCGCGGGCTGGCATGTCCACCACGTTGACTATAACCGCTTCAATAATGACGCCTCTAACCTTATTGCCCTGCCTCCCGCCCTCCACATGAGCCTCCACAAAGAGCACCCGCACCCGTCGCATACCCGAGATCAGCTAGTACGGATGGTGGCGCCCTGGCAAAAGCAATACGACGACCTGTTCTGGCAAATGGCCGGTTATCAGGGTAAGATTGACGCGATCCGGAAGAAACTCCAATCAGATTACGGGGTTAACTTTGCGGAACCTAAGCAGGTGAATACGAAGGCCAAGAAGCAAAAAGCCCAGAAGAAGGCCAAGCGCCAAAAAGCCCAATGGAAGGTCCAGGAGCGCAACCTCTCTAAAAAGATGGTCCGCACCCCGCACCAGCCCGTAACCGTACTACGTAAAAATACTTGACCTAAGGACCGTAACCAGCTAATATTGCTCCTAGGCATGTTTTTTGCATAGGAGCCAATAAAGTGACTAAAGAAGAGATCCAGCAGAAGTATCAAGTCCTCTCGGCCCAGGTTGGCGATCTTTACTTTGTGATCAGCCAAAAGCGGGCGGAACTCCAGGGCCTCGAAAAGCAGATGGCCGAGTTCCATAAGGAGCATGCGGCCCTCAATAAGGCCTACCAGGAGGTCACAGGAGCCCCTGCAAGCGCTCCTCCGCCGGCCCCCTCTCCGGAGGCCTAAGCCATGCTCTGGCGACTACGGGCCCCTAAAACGGGCGACATTGGCTTCGTATTTAACGCTTTTTTAAAGTCGTTTAGAGACGCGCCGGTCAATAAAGGTATGACGCATACCGTCTACTATCGAGAGATGCATGCTGTCATCGAACGCGCGCTCCTTCGCCCGTCGATTCGGATCGTAATCGCATGTGATCCCTCCGAAGAAGACATGATTTATGGGTTTGGCATCGGAGAGGTTATCGATTCCACTCTATGCTTGCACTATATCTACGTAAAACATAGTTTTCGTCAATTCGGTATCGGCCGTGCTCTCGAAGCGGAACTCCATAAGCTGCCGCATACCGATCGTGTTTATACCTGCGCTGCGACTCTTTCACCTAAACTCCTCCGTACCCACCCCTATACGTATAACCCCTTCCTCTTGTGGGGGAAGATGTGAGCCTAATCCACACGGTACATCCGCCGGTTCAGCCGGGGAACGTATACGGGTATTTGACCGTTATTGAATTTGCGGGCTCTCGACGCACTAATGCCGGCGTATCCGAGCGTACTTGGGCATGTAAATGTGCCTGTGGTGCGGATTTTATCGCAGTCGGGGCGTACTTGCGCGAAGGTGCGACTAAGTCCTGTGGTTGTTACCGCCGGGAAGTCAGCCGGGCTAAACTCAGCCCCCCGACGACGACGTGTATTCTAGGCCCGCTGAAACGCAGCGCTAAAAAACGCGGAATTGCCTGGGACCTGTCGGATGACGAGGCACTTGATTTGGTTGCGGGGGACTGCGTGTATTGTGGGGCGGGTCCGCGCCCCTACAAGCATCCCTATAAGACCGTTTTACGCAACGGCATTGATCGAAAAGACCCTAGTAAAGGGTATAGCGCGGAGAATTGTGCAACCGCCTGCGCGCCGTGCAATACCGCGAAAATGGCCATGACTGTCGACGAGTTCGATGCGTTTATTACGCGTGTTTATAACTTTAGAAATCGGAGCTAAGCGATGAAAAAGGTCAATCTGGTTCGGTTTAAGGAGCATTTGGCGATCGGCAAGGGTCTTGATCAAAAATCTTATCTCGAAGATGGTGGCACCGTCCTCGGCGTGCCCATCAAGCTCTCGAAATATGACGATGTTTTCCTTAAGGTGCAGTTTTGCGGCAAGGACGCCATTAACAAATACGTCCAACTCGTCCCCTGGTCGGCGGTCGCAACGGTTCTTGGCGAGGACTAAGTATTACTACCTATCTAGATAAAGTACTCGCAGCCGAGCGCGAGCGGCGTGTAGAGGGGGCTGCGTCCGCTAAGGTTAAGCAGCTGCGCCGGCTTCTATCGCCTATTCAGCTTAGTTTTTTGGACGATCCGCACCGATTTAAGGTCGCTTGCGCCGGACGACGGGGCGGGAAGACCTACGTTGTCGCGGCCTACATGATTATCGAGTGCCTTATGGCGCCAAATACCCCCTGTCTCTACCTCGGCCTCACCCGAGACTCTGCCAAAGAGGCCGTTTGGCCGATTTTGTTGGCGTTTTTGGAGGGGCTAAACATCCCCCACGAGTCGCGCCCGTCCGCACTGGCGATTCGCTTCCCCAACGGCTCGAATATTACGCTTTTTGGCGGCGATACCCCCAACGCCAGGAACCGTTTGCGGGGTCGAAAATTCAAAATTATTTTTGCGGATGAGACAGGGTTCTTTACAGGCCTTGATCCGTTGATTCATGCTCTCCTCCCGATGCTCGCGGACCTTAAAGGGACGTTGGCTATGACGTCTAGCCCCGGCGAGACCCTCAACGGGCTGTTTTACGAGGCCTATGCGGGTAGTCAGAAGGACTCCTGGCACCAATTCAGGTGGACCATGCGGGAAAATCCGCACTTTCAGAAGCCTGCCATCAACCCGGCCTACAAGAATCGGGCCGAAGAGGAGATTGCAACCATTTTGCGGCTCCAGTTTGGCGGAAATGCCCGTCATCCCGCCTTCCTGCGAGAGTACGAAGGCCTTTACATCCGAGATGACTCCGCCCTCATCTATCCTTACACCGAAAAGAACCTAATCGACGGGCCTCTACCCCTCCCGAAGGCCCAATACGCCATCGGAATCGACTTGGGCGTCTCCTCCGAGTCCGCGATCGCCATCCTAAAGTACTCCGAGTACTCCCGGGAAGCCCAAATCATCGAAACGTGGTCCGAACCCCGCGTTTTGGTTGACGATTTGGCCCAGCTGATCGAATATTACATGAAAAAGTACAATACGAGCCTCGTCGTGGCCGATACGGGGGGTCTAGGCGCCGCTTTTGCCCAGGAATTCCGCCGTCGCTACCATTTGCCGGTCAAATCGGCCGAAAAGATGGACAAAGCCGGCTACCAGCGTATTTTTGCCAATGATTTGATCTCTGGCTACATTAAGATAGTAAAAGGATTGAACATTTTAAGCGAGTTTGATAAGATCGTTAAGGACGAGGACGGGTCCGAGAAGAAAGGCCAGAAAAACCACGAGGCCGACGCCGCCCTCTACGTGTATAGATATGTTTACAACCTTCATTTGAAGCATTTCGTGATCCCCGAGACCGACGAAGCCAAGATGGAGCGCCAATTGGAAGAGTCCGCCGAGGCCGAAGACTCCCTGAACCGAGAAGAATCGAACGAATTTGGAGAAGACTATGGAATCTAAGCAATTGGAAGAGCTTCTCGACGTCCTGCGCAGCCGTAACGTGGCCGAATTTAAGCAGGGCGAGCTTTCCGTGAAGTTTTACGAGGGAGTTCCCGTTCCCCACATGGTTCAGCCCGAGGACGAAGACGAGAAGAAGAAGCGACTTCTCAAAGAGATCCGCGAAACCGTTGCAGATGACGACAAATCGCTCTTTTGGAGTGCTGATTAATGGCGTATATCAAAGAAAAATCGCCGCGTTGGTGGATTCTTAAGAAAAGTGAGATTCATCTCGGCATCTTCGACAAAGTCAATGCGCTCTACGAGCAGAATTCGGCCCGTCGCCAGCGTAACATCCGTTGCGCGCGCATGTACGGCGTCTCCGATATGCTTCAAGGGCCCGCCACGCCCATCCCGTTGAACCCGGGCCTCCCTGAAGACCGCGTCAAGTACAACATCGTTTCGTCGATGTCGGACTCGGTGACGGCCAAAATCGGTAAAATGAAGCCGCGAGTCTCGATTTTGACCAGTGGCGGCTCGTTTACGCTCGGTCAAGAGGCGCAAAAGCTTTCGAAGTTCGTCGGCGGCGCCTTTTACGGCTCCGGCCTCTACGAACTCCATCAGAAGGCCTTCCACGACTCGACGGTGTTCGACGTGGGCTGTGTCAAGCACTTCATCGAGGACTGCAAGATCAAGTCCGAGCGGGTTTTGGCCACCGAACTCCTGGTAGATGAAGTCGACGGCATGTACGGCACGCCGCAATCCCTGTACCACGTCAAGTTTGTCCACAAAGACATCCTGGCGGCGCTCTACCCTAAAGAAAAGTCAACCATTCAACTAGCTTCCGCGCAATTGGACCCACAATATAAGAACATGGACGGCGCGGACGAATACGTGGCCGTGGTTGAAGCTTGGCACCTACCCAGTTCCTCGGATGCAGGAGACGGCGTACACGTCGTTTGTGTAGACCAGGGCGTACTCTTTTACGAGGAATACAAACGTGACTACTTCCCATTTACCTTCTTCCGGTGGGCCCCCAAACTCATGGGCTTCTGGGGGCAGTCGCTTGCTGATCGACTCGTGGGCCAACAACTTGAGATTAACAAGCTACTTCGTTTTATTCAACGGTCCTTTCATCTCGGCAGCGCTTTCAAAATCTTCCTAGAGCACGGCGCCAAAGTAACGAAAGAGCATCTGAACAACGAGATTGGCTCGATCGTCTACTATTCGGGCCAAAAACCCGAGCTTATCGCGCCGAAGACGGCGCAGCTGCTTAACCTTAGCGGACGCAGCCCCCTCTACACGCCGCTCCCGCTCTGCCTCAAGAATTTTGTCGAGATAGCTAGTCATGCCACTGCTTAAAGTTAGAGATTTTTCGGATTAGCGCCTCAAATTCTGTGCCCGAGTGGGTACCTTTAAGCATATTGCAG